TGAAGGGCAAATATCCTTTTTCCAGCGGCTATTGCAGCACGGCGGGGTCCAGTGGCCGTTACAGTACGGCGGGTTCCAGCGGCGATTGCAGCACGGCGGCAGCCACTGGGGCTTATTGCATCGCAAAAGCAGACGGAAAAGATAGCATTGCCGTTGTAAACGGTGCTTGCGGTAAGGCGCGCGGCACACTGGGCTGCTATCTGGTGCTGACCGAGTACGATGATGACGGCCACATGATCTGTGCCAAAATGGCCCGCGTGGATGGTTCTGCCATCAGAGAAAACGTTTACTATACCCTCAAAAATGGGGAATTTGTGGAGTGGAAGCCATGAAGAAGCACTACAACAAGCGTTGGCTTGAACAGCGCTGGGATGCAAGGCAGCCGGAACGGTTGGAGCACATCCGGCTGAAGCGGCAGCTGAGAGAAAAAAAGGAGGGGTGCGGCAGTGAAGCCGAGCATGGGAATTGCAGAATGCTGCCAGATCATGCGGGATAACAACATTTCGGTGAGCGAGCCGATTTTTACCGGTATGATTCAGGCCGGCAGCTTCCCGGCATGGGCGGTGCCATCCATTGACACCAAGAGTGCGGCCCCGCTGATCTCCCGTGCCGGATTTATGGCGTGGGTGAAGGATTTTTACAAGCTCGAAAAGGTTTATACAAAGGAGGATCCGAAAGAATGAAACTCAAATCTACTACTTACTACTGGTTGGCCGTCGTTTTTGGCGGCGTTGGAATGGGCGCAGCTATGGGCGCAGAGGGCACTGCGCAGACCACCGGATACATCTCTGGCACACTGTTTGCAGTGTCGCTGGTGCTGATTTTGGCCGCTGTTCTGCTGGCTCGTCTGGGCTTTGCCGCAGAGGACAGGGAGAGAGCCGCAAAGCGGCGCAAGTACGGCAAGATCAACCGCGCCCACGCCCGTAACCCAGAGTATCCGGAGAATCAGGAGCGTGGGGCATGATGACGGCCAAAGAGTACGTTGAGGGCAAAGTCAAGTCCTACACGCGGCTTGCCGAACGCTGCAGGCGAGAAGCCGAAGCCTCAGACGACATTGTTGTCCGGGCCGGATACTCCGCACGGGCAAACGTCTATGAGATGTGCGCCGAAGAAATGGACAACGTGCGGGAGATGCTGCAAGAGGAGTCCGGGGAGATCACGTATGCCTGACACTGTCCTCCATGTCATGTGGTACACCGTGTATGATGCCAAGACCGGAGACCTGATCGCCAGCGGTACGTCTGAGATGTGCGCAAGGCGGCTGGGTTACAAAAGTGCAAACAGCTTTGCGTCTGCGAGCAGCCACAGCCGCAACGGCAGGCGTCGGGCTCGCAAGTACATTTTTGAGAAAGAGCGCATCCGACGTGATGAGGTGGACAGTCTGCCGCCGATACGCCACAAAAAAAGAAGAGCCTACCCGTGCGCTAACACGGACAAGCTCAAGGGTGATGAGTTTCGCCGCCCATCACCACAAAAATAACATAAAACAGGAGGTTTTACAAGTGGCACTTTTGAGAATTTACGATGTGAAGCAAGAGCCGCCAGCGCTTGTTTCGCAGCAGCAATTTCCGGTTGCTTCGGATGCAATTGTGATTGCCGATGAACTGGCAAAGAGAAAGCCCGAACGGCTGTACAGGGTGTTTGACGCTGATATGAACGTTGTGTATGCGAGGTGAATATTTATGCAAGAAGAATTGACCGTCCGGGTGGAGCACCCGGAACTGCCCGCGATCCGGTGGAATGAAGCCGAGGTGCAGCAGAACCTGACCGAGATGCTGGCCGCCTACACTGGCCGCGTCTACACCCCGGAGACCATCAAGGATGCCAAGGCCGACCGCGCAGCCGTGAACAAGCTGGACAAGCAGCTCTCGGATGCTGCCCGCAGTGCAAAGGCCTTTTACATGAAGCCGCTGGAAGAGTTCTTGCAGAGCGCCAAGCAGATGCAGGGCCAGTGTAAGGCCGTCTCCGGTGCCATTGACCAGCAGGTCAAGGCGGTGGAGGAAGCCGAACGGCAGGACAAGCAGGACGCGCTGCGGTCTGTCTATGCGGACTGCATCGGCGAGCTGCGGGAGCTTATCCCCTTTGACCGCCTGCTTGTGCCCCAGTGGCTGAACAAGACCTATGATCTGGCAAAGGCCGGCCGGGAGCTGCGCAAGAGCGTGGAGACCCGGCGGGAGGAGCTGCGGCTCATCCGGGAGACCTGCGGCGAGGATGCCGAAGCCTGCACCACGGAGTATCTGCGTGAACTGAACCTGAACGCCGCCCTTGTGGAGCATAGCCGCCGCCAGAATGCCCGGGACGCACAGCGCCGCGCAGAAGCCGAGAGAATGGCTGCAGAGCGGGTGCAGGCCACCGCTCCGGTCATTATCCCTTCGACCGATGAAGAACGCCAGATTGCCACAGAAGCGGCTCAAACGGCGCAGGCCAATGCAGCCATCACGTCGGATGGCAGGTTGGATTTCAGCATGCTTCAGAAATTCGCAGAGCCTGCACAGCAGGAGGCTCCGGTCCGCAAGAAATACAGCTTCTGGGTGGAGTTCACCCGTGAGGACATCGCATGGTTTAAGCAGGGAGCCGCAGAGCGCGGTTTCCGCTATGGTTCGATCAAATAATTTTGGAGGTAGTTACTTATGGCACTTACTCGTTCCGGCGCACCCGCGCCTACTTCGTCTGTTTCCAACGCACAGTCTCTGGCAAACCGTTCCGTCCAGAACGCTAACCGTGCAGGCAGCACCACCATGCAGGCCGCGTCTCCGTCCGTGCCGGTGGAGATCACCGGTGCTGACGGTCAGCACTTCACCGTGAGTTTTGGAGACGTGCGCAACTTCATCTGCCCCAAGGCCACCGACGCTGAATGCAAAATCTTTCTGGAGACATGCAAGCAGTATCACCTGAACCCCTTCACCAAAGAAGCCTACCTGATCCACTACGACAACAAAAACGACGACACCGCCAGCACCATCGTGCTGGGCAAGAACTGCTACATGCAGATGGCCGAGCGCAACCCGGCCTATGATGGTTTTGAAGCCGGCGTGATTGTCCTGACCGCAGATGGCCAGCTGCTGAACCGTGAGGGATCTATCGTCTATGATGGAGACGGCAACGAGACCCTTATCGGCGGCGAGACCCTTCTCGGCGGCTGGGCAAAGGTCTACCGCAAGGACCGCACCCGCGCCAGCTATGAGGAAGTCAAGCTCAGCGAGTATGACACCGGCAAATCCCTCTGGAACGGCAAAAAGGCCACCATGATCCGCAAGGTAGCGCTGGTGCACGCCCTTCGTGAAGCGTTCCCGTCTACCTTTGGCGCTCTGTACGATGAGAGTGAGGTGCGTGTGGATGCCGAAAGCACCGCTCGTGAGGTGCCGCCTGAAGAACTGCCGGTGCTGGATCCTTACGCAGGTTCCCACCGTCACCGCAAGACGGCAGGCACCCTGATCCCTTCCCCGGATGCACCCTCTGCAGAGGAAAACGCCGATGATCCGTTTGGCGGTGATGATGCATGATCGTCCAGACCAAGAACGGCATCATGCTGCACGGCGAGATCGCCAAAGACCCGGTGCTCCGGGACGCCGGGCAGAAGCAGGTTCTGAAATTCGACCTGAAAGCCAGCCGCACACAGGATGAATCCGGCAAATGGCAAATCTTCTTTGTAGGCGTAAACCTCTGGCACGGCATTGACCAGTGGGACGGCATGCTGCAGAAAGGCGATCAGGTCACTGTTTTTGCCCAGAAGCTGAAAGAGCGGGAGTACAACGGTAAGACCTACTACGATGTAGACGCGGATGATGTTCAGCCAGGTGGGCTGGTGACATTCCGTTGGCTGCAGCAGATGATCGACCTGATGGCGCAGTCCGGACCGCCGCTGGAACCTGCAGAACCGGCAGCAGAACCGGAAGGCCTGCAGGGCGCGCAGATGTACCCCGGTGAAAGCCTTGCAGACTACGCGCCGCACAGCACCAGCTCTCCGGAAGCGGCCACTTCTGCTGAGTATGACCCCATTAACGAAGACGCAGAAGATCTTCCCTTCTGATCTTGCAAGCTGTGCTATCCGGCTATACGGGCGTGCAAAGAAGGAGGTGAAAGCGGTTGAAAGAGGAAGAACAGAAAAGCATAGTCATTTACAAATCATGGAAAAAGCCATTGCGTAAATTGTCTCTGGAGCAAAAAGGCAGGATTTTTGATGCGCTGCTTGATTTCCCCGATCCACCGGATTTTGAGGACGACCAGAAGCTCGAAATGGCGTGGGATTTTATGTCCGAGGCGGTGGAATCAAATTCTAAAAAATGGAACGAAAGACGAGAAAAGAGAGCTGCTGCAGGGCGTAAAGGCGCAGAAGTTACAAACGGCAAGCGTCAGCAAAACGCGGCAAATCCGGCAAATGCCGACTTTGACGAGCAAAAACAGCAAAACGCGGCAAATCCGGCTGTAAATGGTAATGGTAATGTAAATGGTAATGGTAATGGTAATGTAAATGGTAATGGTAATGGTAATGGTATATCACCTAACGGTGGTGTATATAATAGCGCCGCCGCCGTTGACGTAGAACTTTCTAAAATCGTCCAGCATTATCAGCAGGCCGTTGGGGACTTCCCACGCTCTGCACTGGACAAGCTGCAGAAGTGGAGGCAGGAGTACAGCACAGAGATGATCCTGTTGGCGATTGACAAGGCCACAGAAGCCGGAAAGCGCTCGTGGAACTACATCAACGGCATATTGTCCGGCTGGAAACGGGACGGCCTGCGCACGCCGGGGGACGTGGCAGCGGCAGAAGCAAGAAGGACCACGCAGAAAGCAAACGCCCCACGGAACAAAGCGTTCATGGCGAGCAGACCGCCAGAAGAAGCGGAAAAAGCCGTTGATTTTTTGAAAAATGCGGCACATAGACGACCAATCGGGAAGAAAGGAGAGCGACCACAGTGAAAAACCCTTGCGGCAAAGACTGTCCCGACCGGCACTCGATCTGTCACGACAGCTGCCCGAAGTACGCAGAGTACAAGCGCCAGCTGAAGGAGCAACATGCGTACACGAAAACCAAGAATGCGGCGGAGCGCATCAGCAAGAACGCATTTAATCAGGAATTTTGGATGGGAGGAAGAAAACGGTGAAAGTGTTGGTTGCCTGCGAGGAATCGCAGGAAGTGTGCAAGGCGTTTCGGGCCAAAACGTTTCCGGGCGTTGCAAAGGCCATGTCCGAACAATGGGGGTGAGCAAATGAGGTACAAGCCCGGCGCTTACATCGTCTCTCTCGACCACCTGATGGGGCAGGAACTTGTTTATTATGGCGGGAAACTGCTCCACAAGGGATGGTTTGGCAATTGGCAGCTGTGGTATGCGAAAGCTGAGCTTGCCAGACTGCGCATTCGGGAAGCTGTGAAAACGGAGGAAGAACATGAAACCGAAAACGAAATCCGAGCTGATGGCCGAATGGGCCAGCCAGCCAGACCAGCTCAAAAGAGAGCGGGAGGTCAAGGCTGTCCGCAAAGCGATGGACGATGCCCGCGCCGTGATGCAGGACGGTCTGACCCGGTACGTCAAGAAAAAGACCAAATCCCGCAGCATGGCAAAGGCTGAAGCTGACCCCTTTGCTGAACTGGAAGGCTGGGATAGCATGGAGCAGATCCAGGATGCCTACGGCTACGGCGAGATCAACGCTGACAAGCGGGACAAGCTGACAGACCTGTGGGAAGCCCGGGAAGCCGCCCGGAACAGTCGCAAAGGTGAGGGCAAGTACCGCGACCTTGTGACGGAGATGCTGGAAACGGCCATCCGCCGGGTAGGCAATGAGTACGCAGATATGCTGTTTGAGTATGACCAGCAGCGCCGGGAAGCCGAAAAGCAGTGCGAGCAGCTGGCAATGGAAGGGATGATGAAAAAGTGAAACCTGATTCCATTGGATCAATAATCAGGGCTGCACGGATTGACGCTGGTATGACACAAGCTCAGCTCGGAAGTAGGTGCGGGATGCCTGATTCAACCGTGCGAAGATATGAATCCGGGAAGCTATTCCCCAAAATTGGAACTCTCTCTAAAATCGCCAATGCTCTGAGCCTCCCCGTTGAGTATTTTTATGGAGAGGGTGACGAGCCGCATTTTGGACACTGGGTAAGCATCAAGACGCGCCTGCCAGAACCAGAAAAAGAATACGATACGCTTGTGCCGTGCTTTGTAAATGTTATAACTTGGGATTTGGAGTGCTCGCCATTTTACCCTGATGAGAGCTACGGGGAGTATGTTTCTCCTGCGATGTATGATACTGAGCAGAAAACTTTCTCTGTTGGCTTTGATGGATGTTCAAGGGTCATAAATGCCTTGCTTGACCCTGATAATACGGACGGAAAATCTGGGAGCCGTGTTACACACTGGATGGAGTACCCGGACACACTGGGATATTGGGAGGGCCTACAATGAGCAATAAAGCTGTCCTAATGAGTATCAGACCTGAATGGTGCGACCTCATCATTCGTGGGCAAAAAACCATTGAGGTGCGCAAGACCCGTCCGAAACTGGAAACGCCGTTCAAGGTGTACATCTACTGCACAAAAGCTCCGCAGCAACTCATCACCATTTTCAAGGATGGCGAAGAAACGATGGACGGCGAAATCCATCACGGAAAGCCTGTGTTCATAAAGTTCAATAAGCTACTGCCGGACAGCATACGCGGTAATACCCAGATGGTTATTGGAGAGTTCATCTGTGATGACATCCGGCGCATCGGCCCTGAATACTGTGCCGTCAAAGAAGATATCGAATCTGCAATTTCCGGAAGCTGTCTCACAGTACCGCAAGTCAAAGACTATGCCGGATGGAAGTCCGGGATGAGTTATGCAGATTTGAAAGACTTGTATGGCTGGCACATTTCCGACCTAAAAATTTACGACCGCCCACGACCGTTAAGTGCTTTCGCAAGACTACGGGCAACAAAATTTGGCTATGAGCCTGTAGATATTGAGCGACCACCGCAATCCTGGTTTTATGTGGAGGACGGGAGATGAAGCTGACCCTCTACGGCGACCCCCGCACCAAGAAAAACTCTGCCCGCATCCTCAGAAGCCGCTCAGGTGGGCGCTTTGTGGCCCCTAGCAAGGCCTACGTGGATTATGAGACGGACTGCCTGCGGCAAATCAAAAGGCCGAACAGCCCTATCTCTGCCCGTGTGAACGTGCGGTGCGTGTACTACATGAAGACTGCCCGCCGGGTCGATCTGGCGAACCTCATCGAGGCTACCACGGACATTCTGGTGAAAGCCCGCGTGCTGGAGGACGACAACAGCCGCATTGTTGCCGCCCACGATGGAAGCCGGGTGGAGCTTGATCGGAAACAGCCACGGGTGGAAATTGAGATTGAAGAAATGGAGGACGAAAATGGCTGAATATCATGTTGGGTGTGGACTGTTTGGAAATGTCTACGCTGGGACTTATGCCCCACCCCGCAAGGATGGTTTGCAGGCATGGCGTAACAAGTCAGAGGTAACAAGCGAAGCTGTCAAAGCGGTCATGGGGCATTTCATCACAGAAATGGAGCGTGACGACAAGACAAAGCTCGAAAAGGTGTGGGGCGTTATCGGAAACAAGAAGCTAAAAGTCACTTTTGAGATTTTCACTAGCAAGGAGGAAAACAATGGCCCGCACATGGATACCTGACACTGACACCCAGAAGCCGGACAAAACCGATTACCGCATTGTTAAGGCGTGGCTGAACCGCTACCGCGAAGCAGAGAAAAGATACTACTTGCTGTCTGACCGTCTGGCCGAAGCGCAGGAGGCCACCCGGCACATTACCCAGAGCCTCAGCGCGGCCCCCGGCGGCAGCAAAGATGGACAGAGCCTTGCCCGGGCGGTTGAACGCGAGGAGGAAGCGGAGCGCCGCGCTTATGAGCAAAGAGCGGTCTGTGACAGGCTGTTCCTTGAGATTAGAAACGCACTCGCCCAGATCCAGAACGAAAAAGCATACACGGTGCTGTACAAGTACTATCTCGATTGCCTCACGTGGGACAGGGTCGCAAAAGATATGAATTACTCTCTGCGCATGGTCTATGTCTTGCGGCGCAAAGCAATGGAGGAGCTGAGCCTTTAAAAACATTGCACTGTCATTACATTGCGGTTTCACTATTACATGGTGTAAAATTGTATCATCGGAAAAGCCAAAAGGCAAACCGATGCACGCAGCCTCCGAAACGTGTTCCTTCTTAGCATTTTCCTCCTTTTCTGTTTGCAGGTACCGGGCTTTGCTCTCTTCACGTTTCGCGGGCTGCTTCTATGCGATACACTGAAACAAAGGCAGCCTGCCGCTCATGAGAGACAGGAGGCGGTTCGATTCCGCCGTATCGCACCGTATGGCGCATGGACTAGACAACCCGCAAGGCCGCACGTGCAACCTCCCGTGCCAAGAAAAGGCCTTAGAATCCTTGCCAAGGTGTAGCTTTCCTGACAGGATGTGCGCCAACCAACAGCCCCGGCGGCGAACCGGAGCTGTTTTTATATGCCGCCTGAGCGCAGTTTGGAGCGCGGCGCGTGTGTGTAGACACGGCTGGTTCGATTCCAAGGGCGGCTTTTTACTCTGGTAGCTCAATTGGCAGAGCGATGGTCTCCAAAACCGTAGGTTGCAGGTTCAAGGCCTGCCCAGAGCGCCATGCAATGTACAGTCGGGGGACGGCTGTGCAAAGCATAGCGGGGCATCTGGCCGCGAAAGTTCCAGATGCAGCAGCACCCACCGTTTGACGCATGTCCAACGAACTGAATGCACGGGCGCTGCTTATTTTGATATTTTGACCGTTCGGATTTCCGGGCGGTTTTTCTTTTGCACGGGAGGAGAATAACATGATTCAGAAAGAGCTGCTGAAATTACCGGTCGAAGATCTTGTTCCGTATGAAAACAACCCGCGCGTGATCTCCCCGGAAGCCGTGAACGCCTGTGCGGAAAGTATGCGCCAGTGCAGCGCACTTGACCCCATCGAGGTGGACGAGAACAACGTCATCCTCAGCGGACACACCCGCCGTCTTGCTCTGATGCAGCTCCATGTGAACACTGCTGATGTGGTTCGTTACACCGGCCTGACCGAAGAACAGAAGCAGAAATACCGTATCCTCGCAAACAAGACCGGTGAAATGTCTGGGTGGGATTTCGGAAAACTTGAACAGGAACTGGCAGAAGTGGACTTTGGCGACTTTGACTTTGATTTTGATCTTCCTGCTGGTGACAGCAAAGAAACGCAGGTTGCTGAGGATGAGGCTCCAGAAGTTGACGAAGCTGCACCTCCAAAGGCGAAGCTGGGTGATATCTGGAAGTGCGGCAGGCATCGCGTTATGTGCGGGGACAGCACCAATGCAGAAAGCATCAAAGCCCTTATAGGGGGGGCGCAGGCAGATATGTTGCTTACGGATCCGCCTTACGGAGTGAGCTATGTCGGAAAAACGAGTGAAAATCTGCGAATTCAAAACGATTCGTTGGCCGAAGATGAATTCTTGGAGTTTCTGTCAAAAGCATTCGCTGCAGCTGATGCCGTGATGAGACCTGGTGCGGTGTTTTACATTTGGCACGCAGACAGCAAAGGACTTATTTTCCGACAGGCGTGCAAGCAGACGGGATGGGAGATTCGGGAGACGCTCATTTGGGTGAAGAACAGCATGGTGCTTGGACGGCAGGATTACCAGTGGAAGCATGAGCCTTGCCTGTATGGATGGAAAGATGGCGCAGGACATCTATGGACAAGCGACAGGAAACAGACAACGGTTCTTGATTTTGACAGACCGGTTAAGAGCGAGTTGCACCCAACCATGAAACCGGTTGCGCTGTTTGATTATCAAATCAAGAACAACACTGAAAGCGGGAATATTGTCCTTGACCTGTTTGGGGGGAGCGGGACAACGTTGATCGCCTGCGAACAGAACGGAAGAACAGCTTATCTGATGGAGTATGATCCGAAGTACGTTGATGTCATTGTGAAGCGATGGGAAGATCTCACGGGAGAAAAGGCCGTTCTTGTAAAAGAGGTGAGCTAAGATTGGCCGAAAAGGTAAATTCGAGCAGTGGTTAGAACCGGAAGGGCTAACGCTGCTTCGCGGTTGGGCAAGGGATGGCCTGAAAGACAAGCAGATTGCCGGGAATATAGGAATTTCAGTATCCACTCTCTGCGAATGGAAAAACAAATTTTCCGAATTATCGGAAGCTTTAAAAAAAGGCCGAGAAGTTGCGGACTACATTGTGGAGAATGAGCTGTTCGAAAGCTGCAAGACCCGCACCGTAACCGTAAAAAAGCCCATCAAACTGAAAAAGGTCATGGTGGATGGAAAAAAGCGGCTTGAAGAAGAACGCATCGAGTATGCAGAGGAACAGGTCGTCGTTCCAGCCAACGTGACGGCTCAGATATTCTGGTTGAAAAACCGGCGGCCTGAAAAGTGGGCAGGTGTGCCGGAAGAAACGAGGGCAGAGGAGCATGACGACGATGGCCTGCTTGAGGCCCTGAGCGCTGCCGCAGACACCAGCCCGCCGGATGACGTGGAGATGCTGCCAGAGGAAGAGGACGACCATGCGGAAAAGTAACGGTTTTCGATGGAAAGCCCTCAGCCAGCGGCAAAAGCAGGTCTTGAGCTGGTGGACACCGCAGAGCACATACAGCGGTTACAACGGCATCATTGCTGATGGAGCTATCCGCTCAGGCAAGACCTTTGCCATGAGCTTTTCTTTTGTCCAGTGGGCCATGACCTGCTACAACGGGCAGCAGTTCGCCATGTGCGGCAAGACCATTGCCAGCTTCCGGCGCAACGTGCTGGGCACACTCAAGCAGCAGCTTGCAGCCCGTGGCTACAACGTCAAGGAACACCGGGCAGAAAACTGCATGACCGTCAGCAAGGGCGGAAAAACCAACGAGTTTTACTTTTTCGGCGGCAAGGACGAGAGCAGCCAGGATCTGATCCAGGGCATCACCCTTGCCGGGGCATTCTTTGACGAGGTGGCCCTGATGCCGCAGAGCTTTGTCAATCAGGCCACAGCCCGTTGCTCTGTCACCGGGTCAAAGTTCTGGTTCAACTGCAACCCGGGCAGCCCGCAGCACTGGTTTTATCTGGAGTGGGTGCGCAAGTGCCGTTCCCGTAAGATGATGTATCTCCATTTCACGATGGACGACAACCTGTCACTTTCCGAGGACATCAAGGCCAGATACCGCAGCCAGTACAGCGGCGTTTTTTATCAGCGCTACATTCTTGGCCTGTGGACGGTGGCCGAGGGCCTTGTATATGACATGTTCGACCGCAAGAAGCACGTTGTTGATGTGCTTCCGGCGCTGTCTCCAAAGAGCAGCTATGTGGCTTGCGACTTCGGCACCCAGAACGCAACGGTTTTTTTGCTGCTCCAGAAGCAGGCAGATGCAGACTGCTGGATCGTCACCCGGGAGTATTACTACAGCGGCCGCGAACAGAAGCGGCAAAAGACGGTGGGCGAGTACGTCACAGACCTCAAGACATGGCTGAACGGTCTCAAGCCGGAAAGGATCATTGTGGACCCCTCTGCCCTGCCCCTGATTACGGAACTGCGCAAGAATGGCTTTACCCAGACCCCCGCAAACAACGACGTTCTGAGCGGCATTCTGGACGTGCAGACCATGCTGCAGACCGGCCGGCTGAAAATCTACAAAGACTGCAAGCGCACGCTGGAAGAGTTCGGCGTGTACGCTTGGGATCCAGATAAAGACGACACCGTGCTGAAGGTCAACGACCACTGCATGGACGCTATCCGCTATTTCGTGCGCACAAAGCGCCTTGTGAAACTGAGGGATTGATTTTGAGCACTGTATACACATTCCAGACTTTCCAGCAGGCGCAAGCCGCCGGGGAGCAGCCTGATTTCATCCGGCGCTTCGTGCAGCAGCACTGCGCTTCCAAGCCCTACAAGATGGCTCTGGACGCTGACCTGTACGATGCCCAGAAAAACCCGGGGGCTGAACGCTTCGCGCAGGCCTACGCTTTGATGCTGGAACGCCTATCCAAAAACACCAAGCAGGACACCCCACACCCCGATATGGTCAAGAGCAATCTTTTCAGGAGGCTCAACAAGCAGCGGGCGACCTACTCCCTCGGAAACGGCGTTGTCTTTGCGGACGATGGCGTGGACAAGGACAGGCTGGGGCAGAACTTTGACGAGCAGATCCAGAAAGCCGGATATTTCGCCCTGATCCACGGCGAGAGCTTTGGCTTTTGGAACAATGACCATCTGGTGGTTTTCAAGCTGACCGAGTTTGCGCCCCTGTACGATGAAAAGACGGGCCTTTTGCAGGCAGGCGTGCGCTTCTGGCGGCTGAACCCGGACACGGATATGCACTATATCTTGTACGAGCTGGACGGCTTTACCGAGTACACGGAAAGCAAAATCGGCAATGTGATGCAGGAGACAACGCCGAAGCAGTCATACAAGAGCGTGACCGTCACCACACCCGGCGGCGGGCTGGAAAGCGTAGAGGGCGAAAACTACAGCGCTCTTCCCATTGTGCCGCTGTGGGGCTCCGACCTGCACCAGAGCACCCTTGTGGGGCTGAAAGCCTACATTGACAACACCGATCTGGTGATGTCCGGCTTCTGCAATGACCTGCAGGACTTTTCGCAGATCTACTGGCTGTGCGAGAACTTCAACGGCATGACCGATGACGAACTGCAGGAGTTCCTTGTCAAGCTGAATCTGTACCACATTGCAGGCGCAGACACCAGCGAAGGCGGCAAGATCACCCCATACACCACCGAGATCCCCGTGACGGCCCGGCAGGCTCTGCTGGAGCTGCTCCACACCCGGGTCTATGAGGACTTCGGCGGTCTTGATGTGCACTGTGTCAGCGCGGACAGCACCAACGACCATTTGGATGCAGCCTATGAACCGCTGAACCAGAACGCGGACGACTTCGAGGCTCAGGTCAAGCCGTTTATCCGGCAGATCTGCGCACTGGCTGGCTTTGACAACGCTATGCCGACATTCAACCGCAGCAAGATCACAAACACCGCCGAGCAGGTCGCAACGGTGATTTCTGAGGCACCGATCATCGGGCAGGACGTGGCCATTGACCTGCTGCCCAACCTGACCCCGGAACAAAAGGAGCAGGCCAAGGCCGCGCTGATGGCTGAGAGCGCAACACGGGAGACCGTGGACGAGGAGGAAGACGCCGATGAAAAAAAACAAAAAAATTTATGATCCTCTGGGAAGATTGATCGATGTGATGCTTTTTGTCGCTGATTTTGCCATTGTGGCTGGGTGCTTTCTGGCCGTTGCGCAGGCGATTGGCTTATGACCGACCGTGACCGCATCTCTACCCGTCAGCTGAACCGCCTGCGCCGCCGTATCCTGCGGGTGTACGGAACTGCCCGCCGGAAGATGCAGGAGCAGCTGACCGAGTTTCTGGCAAAGTACAAAGCGCTGGACGAGCGCAAGCGGGAACAGCTGGATGCAGGCGAGATTACAGAGGACGACTACCGCATCTGGCTGCAAAATCAGGTCTTTCAGTCCGGTTTGATGCACGCCAAGTTGGACGGCATCACGCAGACTTGCACCACAGCCCAGCAGACGGCCTACAAGCTGGCCCGGGACGAGCAATACAACATCTTTTCCTTTGGCGCAAACTGGGCCTTCTACGAGCTGGAACAGGCCGCAGGCGTGACGTTCGGGCTGACCCTGTACAACACCGAAGCGGTCAAGCTGCTGCTGAAAGAGAACCCCCGCATGGTGCCCAACAAACGCATCAAGAGCGAAAGCAACCGCACCTATGACGCCCGGGTGTTCAACCGCTACGTCATGCAGGGCATCGTGCAGGGCAAGAGCGTCCACGACATCGCCGTGCAGGCCGTCAACGGCATGGCTGATACAGAGATTCACTGGGCCATGAGCAACGCCATCACAGCCCTTACCAGCGCCCAGAATGCAGGGGCATTGCAGCAGATGCGCAACGCCCAGGCTTTGGGCATCGAGGTCAAAAAGCGGTGGAACTCCACCCACGACTACCGTACCCGTGAGATGCACCGTCTGCTGGATCAGCAGACAGCAGAGCTTGACGAGCCGTTCAAGGTCATGGGTTACGAGATTCAGCGCCCCGGCGACCCCAACGCGGCGCCGGAGATGGTCTACCACTGCCGCTGCGTGCTGTCCTCTGCACTGGGCAAGTATCCCCGGCAGAACGCCATGCAGCGGGAAAACATTGTCACATATGAGGATACAGGCATGGTAAATGCCAAGGGAAAGCCAATCAAGGTAGCCGTAAAGAAAGCGGTTCCGGCTATGGACTACACCGAGTGGTATAAATCCAAGGGCGGAAAAGAAAAAGAGCAAATGTGGTGGGCGGAAGAGCGCAAGAGAAAGAAGGGATGAACCGTGAACTTTAACTACGACATCAAATTCACCGACAACACCCCGCAACTGCATGAAGCTCTGGATTCATGGACGGAGCGGGTGCTGACCCTCTGGGGCATGAAGGTGCAGGACTACGCCCAGCTGCTTGTGCCTACTGGCACGGCAGACAGCACGGGCATAGAGGGCTATGTGGGCGGTGCGCTCAAGCAGAGTCTGACCTACGCCCTCGACCTCGCAAAAAAGACCGTGACCATCGGCAGCAACCTGTTTTACAGCGTCTATGTGGAGTTGGGCACGGGCATCTTTGCCGAGAAGGGCAACGGACGCAAAACGCCGTGGGTCTGGAAGGACTTCAACGGCAAGTGGCACTTTACCCGTGGCATGAAAGCCCGCCCGTTCCTCCGCCCGGCGGTGGAGGAGCACATCGAAGAGCTGCGAGAGATTGCTGTGGAAGAAGGAAACAAGGAGGCTTAAATATGAGCAGAATCGAAGAGCTGGAAAGCGAGCGCGAAAACTTGCATTTGGAACAGCTCAAGCTCCAAAACAAAGCAAAAATTTGCGAAGTTCGGCAACTTGAAATTTCCAACGAAATCCGAGAGCTAAAAATTGAGGATGATAAGGAAGCAAATACACGGCTTTGCTTTGAAATTGACGATACAAGAATCAAACTTCAGAAACTTTGTGATAAAGTTCTTGGCGAAGCAAACGTGCATGTTCATGTGACACTCATCCCGTTAAAAAACAACCTCAAATTTCAAAATTACGAATTTGACTAAAAAGTTAATATTCGGCGGTTGGCGCACAGCGTCAGCCGCTTTTTTATGCCGTTTTAGCTCAGTCTGGCAGAGCACCGGACTTTTAATCCGGGGGCCGTGGGTTCAAGCCCCACAAGCGGCACCACACCGGCAGCACGTCCGGCAAATTAAACCTTATTGCCAAGCATGGCAGCCCGAGCAAGGGCAGAAAGGACTATCACATGGCACTCAAAAGAGCTGACATCCGCACGATTCTGGAGAACCCCGAAACCTCCAACGATGACAAGGCCAAGGCCATTCTGGACGCCCTGCACAAGGAGACGGACGAACTCAAAGACCAGCTGGATGCAGAAAAAACAGCCCGCACACAGGCCGAAAAAGACCGGGATGCAGCCAACGGCGGCAAGCAGGCCGCTGAACAGGCACTGACCGACTACAAGGCCCAGCAGACCAAGAAGGACACCCACGCAGCCAAGGAAGCCAAGTTCCGGGAGCTGCTGAAGGCCGCCGGGGTGCTGGACAAGTATGCAGACCGCGTTGTGCGGCTGTCTGGCGAGGATATCGACAAGCTGGAGCTGGACGATAAGGGCGAGGTCAAGGACGCCAAGAAGCACACCGACAGCCTGAAAGCTGATTGGAGCGACTTTGTAGGCACTACGACTACCACCGGCGCAAAGGTGGACACCCCGCCCACCAACACCGGCTCCAAAATGACCAAAGACCAAATTTTTGCAATCAAGGACGCTGGCGAACGCCAGGCCGCGATTGCTGCAAATGCCGACCTGTTTACAGGCGGCGGAAAGGACTAACACATGGCAGCAAAGACCAATCTGATCACCACTACCGAGATCACCGTCAACCCTCGGGAAATCGACTTTGTGACACGCTTCCAGCGCAACTGGGAGCACCTGCGGGAGATCATGGGCATCATGCGTCCCATTCGGATGCAGCCCGGCACCGTGCTGAAGAGCAAGTACGCCCAGGGCACCCTGCAGAGCGGCACCGTGGCAGAGGGCGAGGAGATCCCCTACAGCCAGTACACCGTCAAGGAGAAGGACTACGGCAAGATCACAATCGAAAAGTACGCCAAGGCCGTCTCCCTGGAGGCAATCCAGAACTATGGCTATGATGTGGCCGTGCAGAAGACCGACGACGAGTTCCTGTTCGACCTGACCGCAAAGGTCACAGACAAGTTCTACAAGTACCTGAACACCGGCAGCCTGAAGGGCACCCCCAAGACCTTCCAGATGGCTCTGGCCATGGCAAAGGGCAGCGTGGAGAACAAGTTCAAGAATATGCACCGCACCGTCACCGGCGTTGTGGGCTTTGCCAACGTCCTGGACGTGGCGGAGTACCTGGGCACCGCCCCGATCACCATCCAGAACCAGTACGGCTTCCAGTACATCAAGGATTTCATGGGCTACAACACCATCTTCCTGCTGTCCGACGGCGAGATCGCAAAGGGCAAGGTCATTGCCACCCCCGTGGACAACATCGTGATGTACTACGTTGACCCCTCCGACAGCGACTACGCCAAGGCTGGGCTTGTGTATACCACCGCAGGCGAGGCCAGCAACCTGATCGGCTTCCACACCCAGGGCAACTACACCACCGCCGTCTCTGAGAGCTTCGCCATCACCGGCGTGACCCTGTTTGCTGAGTACCTGGACGGCATCTCTGTCCAGACCATTACCCCGGGTGAATCGGTCTAACCTGCAAGGGGGTGACTTTGCATGACCGTCCCCGAGCTGTGCAGATACACGCACAATTTTTTTGACCGGGCGGACGACCCCGTTGCCGGGGAGTTCGCCTTTGAGCCGGACACCGTGCCCGCCGGGGTAGTGCCGGGGCAGTATTTCCTCGTGTGCGGATCCATCTTCAATGACGGCATTCACAAGGCCGGGGACGGCGATCTGACCGCCGAGACCTTCACCGGGACGGTGCAGCCCATGCGCGTGCCGCCTGACTTTGTGGCGCTGGCTGAAAAAATCGACGCATACGACAAGGCGCTCCCGTCCGGCGGCGTGTATGTGTCCCAGTCCTTTGCCGGGTGGTCCGGCACGATGGCTACAGGCACGGACGGCCTGCCTGCAGACGGCAAGACCCGCTATAAATCCGAGATCAATCAGTGGAGGAAGATGTGACATGATCAATCCGTTCACTGCATCCACCGTGATGCAGGGCTTTACCAAAAAATACCGTTTTCAGACCCGCAGCTATGAGCCGGACGGCGTGGGCGGCTTTGTATCCGGCTGGCAGGACGGTCCCGAGTTTGAGGCCGTGGAGCGCCACGACACCACCGTGGAAGCTCAGGTGGCAGAGCAGGCTGACACGGCATCTACCTATACCCTGCTGGTCAGCACCGGTGTGCCGCTGGCATTCCCGGACTACATCAAGCGGGTGAGCGACGGGCAGACCTTCCAGATCACCAGCGCAGCAGATGAGGGCAAAGCCCCGCCGGAATCCGGCATGGGGCTGCGAGCCGTCAAGTGCAAAAAGGCGGTGCTGCCGTAATGGGACCGTCTGAGAGCATCAACCGGGCGCTGAACACGTTTTTCAACGGCTTTGGCATCCCGGGCTATCTGGAAGATAGCATTCCTCCTGCCGCTTCACTGCCCTATCTGACCTACAAGCCCACCATTCCCGGCGGGTGGAACGAAACGGCATCCTTCCACGCCCGGCTGTGGTACCCCAGTAAGGGCGGCAGAGCCCCCATCCTGCAAACCGAGGATACGATCAGCGCGGCCCTCGAGGACAGCACAACGCTTTCCTGTGAGGGCGGCGCTATTCTTTTGCAAAAAGGCACCCCATGGGCACAGCCCCTCGACAACCCTCCCGAGGGCTATTTGTGCGAATACCTCAATTTTGAACTCACACGGTTTATACCGTGAGTAAAGGAGCAATATGGCAAGAAAATTTTCCAAAATTTCGCAGAAAGCGTTCGAATCCATGCAGTTCAACGCAGGCATCGTGGTCAACAAGTTTGATGTAACCGGCGAAACCGAAGTTCAGGACGCAGACATTATCACTGCCACGACCGGCGGCATCACCGCGACCTGCAAGGCAAACTTCACCGATCTGGGCGCGGATGTGGACAACGCCCAGAAGAACACCGCAGAGCTGATGCAGATCGAGGACTACGACTGCACGTTGGCCTTTACGGCCCTGAATGCAACCACTGACGTCATCAAGCTGGCGTTGGGCGCTGCGGATGTGAGTGACAAGAAGGTCACGCCCCGCATGACTCTCGACCCCACCGCCAGCACCGGTGACTTTAAGGACATCTGGTGGGTTGGAGACACGCTGGATGGCGGTATGGTTGCAGTCCGGCTGATGAATGCACTGTCCACCGGCGGTTTGACCTTGAAGACGACCGACAAGGGAAAGGGCAACATCTCCGTCACCCTGACCGGCTGCCCCCGTCTGGGCAGTGACGTGGTGCCCATGGAGTGGTACTACAGCCCCAAGGCCGCAGCATAAGGAGGACACCGCATGAAATTTTTGACAGAGCTGCCCGATGAAGAGTTCCTGCGCCACTGCTGGCAGATCGCCGATGTGGCAGAGGAGGTCTTGGAAAAATCCAAGATTATGGAGCTGCGCAAGGTTCTGCCGGTCCTGACCGGCGAGGAAACGCCGGAGGAGCTGGAACAGAAGAAAAAGGAGCAGGCAAAAAAGAACATTCAGGCTATGGCAAAAAGCTTGCTGTTCGACAATGCCGCTGCCACCGCAAAGCTGCTTCCGCTGCTCTATGAGCCGGACGTGGATGAAAATGGGGTGGTTGAAAATATCGGCCCGTTCAAGAAGATGCGTGCGGTTAAAGAGCTGCTGAACAACGATGATGTGCTGGATTTTTTGCTCTGGTGTCTGCCGTTGGTGCTGGCGGGTACAGACGCCTAATTTCTTCCATCAGCCCGGACGCGCTGCGGCTGTTTGGCAGGCCGTACATTTTGCAGCACTGCCTGAACGCTTTGCGGCAAGAGCGCATCACGCTCAGCTATCAGGCGTACATGACGGACGCTCTGGCGCACCTTATAGGCGCGGAAGAGCGGTGGTACGACATGGTGGCTGGGCTTGTGGAAAACCGCCCACAGCCGCCGCAGCCGTCCGCTGATGAAGTGATAGCACGCATTAAAAATGGCTTGAACGGGGGTGATGGAACCTGAAACTTTTTGAATTGAGCGCCACCCTCGGACTGGACGACAGCGCCTACCGGCAGGGCATCCAAAATGTGCAATCCGAGACAAAAAAGACCGTTTCTTCACTGTCAGGAGAGTACAGCAAGGCCGCAAAGGCCGTAGTAGAGCTGACCAGACGCTACAACGAATCGGTGGGCAGGACCGGCAAAGCGTCCTCTGAGACCAAAAATCTCAAGACCATGTTGGCACAGGCAGAAGCGCAGCTCAGAGCAACCACGACCGCGCTGAAAGCTGCAAACAACGGCATGGATGGCTTTGCCAGCTCCACGGATAAAGCGTCCAGCAAGTCTCTGGCCGGTGCAATTGCGCAAGGCACGGTCATGGCGGGCATTTTCTCGAAGCTTGGCTCCGCTGCGCTCAGTGCCGCAGAGGGGTTCATCTCTTCCGGCATCGAGTACAACGCCCAGATCGAGAAATACACCACCGGCTTTACCAATATGCTGGGCAGCGCGGAAGCGGCGCAGCAGGTCATGAGCCAGATCCAGGAAGACGCTGCAAAAACCCCCTTTGACGTGGCGAGCCTGACACAGGCCAACCAGTACCTGATCTCTGCGGGCGAGAACGCTTCCTATGCCCGCGATACCATCATGGCGCTGGGCGACGCGGTCTCTGCGACCGGCGGCGGCAACGACGAGCTGAACCGCATGTCCCAGAACCTGCAGCAGATCGCCAACACCGGCAAGGCTACAACGGCCGACATCAAGCAGTTTGCTTATGCCGGCATCGACGTATACGGCATTCTGGCCGACTACACAGGCAAGTCCACTGCTGAAGTGCAGAAAATGACCATCAGTTATGATCTGCTGACGCAAGCTTTGCAGGCCGCATCCGAAGAGGGCGGGCGTTACTACAACAGTATGGACACCCAGAGCCAGACCATGAATGGTCGCATTTCCACCCTGAAGGACAACGTGAGTCAGCTGGCCGGATTGCTGACCGGCGATTTATCCAGCGGCTTCGGCGTTGTAATCGGCAATCTGAACGATATGCTCGTCGCAGCACAGGAAGCTTACAAAACGGACGGCTGGATTGGTCTCGCAGGCGCGATCACCGGCCTGACGGAGCCTATCAACACGGCAAAAAACGCTCTCAAGGACTTCGCGAGCAAAGCCACCACATGGCTGGATCAGCTGAGCTACAAGCTCAACCGTTTTCTCGGAAAAGCCGCCACAGCAGACTTCGATACCTACGAAGAGTACGCGGATGCAAATAACCGGAAGAGTAACCGTAACAGGATGCGGGAAAATGCATTAAATGGCATTGGCATCAGCAACAAGAGCTGGTCGGAGCGTCAGGCGGAGCTGGCGGCAGCCAGCGGCAACGGCGGCAGCTCCATTACAACCAGCCCGTCTGGTTCTTCCACTGGCAAAAGATCCAGATCCTCCGGCTCCAAGTCCACCACCGAAACTGTCATTTCGTCCATCTCCAGCACGGCTACGACCACCGCGCAGAATGCGCTGGGCACTGTGACCACCAGCATCCAGACCCTTACCGAAAAGGTCAAGGACAGCGCTGGCAAAATCAAAGACCGCATCACCGAGACCACCACCACGACCGGCAAGGAGATGGTGAACGGGGTTGCAACAACCTTTAAGCAGGTCGAGACCAAAGTCAACGGCACGGTCACAAAGGTCACAAAGACCTATGACGACATGTCAAAGTCGCTGCTTGGCACCTTTACCAACATTTCTGAAACCACCGTTGACGGCATCACCACAAAGGTGCAACAGGCGGTGGAAAAGTACGCGGACGGCAGCGAGCATATCAAGAAGACCGTCACAGAGACCGGACAGCGCATCGGCGAGAACGGCGCGGAGACTTACGAGAAGATCATCACCTACATCGACGGAATTCAAGATAAGGTGACGGAAACCTCCAACGAGATCGACAAGAGCGTAAAGGGTACCCAGAGCCGCATTGACCAGCAGCTGAGCGAGGCTTCCGGCCAGCTGGATAAGGGCATTTTCGGGCTGGTAAAAAGCGCCTTTAGTGATGCCAAAAACGGCGACTGGGCAGGTCTTGGGCTGGATTTTGTCAATCTGATCTGGGGCGAAGTATCGCAGAAGCAGCGTGACGTGATCTCTGATTGGCTCAATAAGGCACTGACCGCGGTCAATGAGGGCTACTTCAGCGGCGGCATCGGTAAGGCATTTGATATCTTCCAGAAGCTTTTTTCTGACGGCGGGGTAAAATCCGATATCGACGGTGTGACCAACTCGGTCAAGGCTTTTGGTGAGATCATCGACGGTCTTGCAAAGTCCGGCGGCGTGGGCGGAGCACTAGGCAGTATCGTGCAGAGCTTTTCCGGCATGGCAGGTGGCATCACGTCTGCGCTGGGCACCATCGTGTCTTTCGTTGCAGCAAATCCTATTCTTGCCCTGATCCTGGGCGTGGGCGCTGTCGCTGGCGGCATTGGCCTTGCCATGTGGATGGACAAGAAGAATAATCAGAAGCCTGTCAGCCACTACCAGAGTCCCTTTGACAAGACCGGCGTGTATGACAGTCTGGGCACCTTCTCCACCCGCGCAGCCCTGCAGTACCGCGTTACCGGCCAGCAGTCCATTGTTGACCGGCAGACCAGCATTCTGGAACGCATCGAGGGGATGCTGGACGAGCATCTGCCCGACATTGGCAAGGGTCAGGTGGTCATGGACTCCGGTGAACTTGTGGGCGTGCTGTCGACCCGCATGGCGACCAACGTAGATGCACGCATCGGCGTGACAGTGGAACGAAAAGCGAGGGGTGTGTAATGGCAAAGCTTCTGGGGGCAAAAATCGGCAATTTTCACACCCTGACAGATTGGGGGCTGTACCTCAAGGTAGGCAGCCCTAAAATCGGCGCGGCAGAACCGGAAGAATACCTTGTGCAGGTCACCGGCGCTGATTCGCTGCTGAACCTGACCACATGGGACGATGGCAAGGTGCACTATAAAAAGCGCACCATCACCATGGAACTGCTGTGCAACGCGCCAAAAAGCAAGTGGCCCTACATTGAAAGCACCATTGCCAATGCCATTCATGGCAAGTGGCTACAGTGCCGCTTTGATGAAGACCCGGCGTGGTACTGGGAAGGGCTTTGGAAAGTCACACCATCCCGCGACCGGCTTTCCAGCACCTTTACCATCACCGGCACCTGCAACCCCTTCAAGCGCAGCGTCTACGACGGCACCAACGACTGGCTGTGGGATGACTTCAACTTTGAAACGGACATCGTGCGCAACTACACGAATATCCCGCTCAAGGCGGGCGAGGACAAAGAGGTGTCCATCACCGGTGCACCGCGTGCGGCCGGCATCTACTTCCAGCGCAGCGAGACCGCCGCAAACATCGCGGTGTCTCTCAATGGCTTTGAGGTGGGCATTCTGGCCAAGTCCACCGACTGGCAGTATATCGAGGGGCTTACTATGCCGGATGGCGTAGTGGGCACCCTCGTTTTTGCTGCATCGGCAGACTGCAGCATCAGTATCAAGTATTTGGGGGCAAGCCTATGAGCTACAAAGTTTATGCTGGTGTGCAGACGGATGTAGACACATGGAAAACTAAGGTCTGTATCCACGATATCAGCGACATTACCGACACGAAAAAGCTCATCAGCCCCACGCTGACCCGCAAAGTGGGTAAAGCTGGCTCTTTTGAGTTTACCATGCCGCTGGGCAATGTGGCACACTCTGCGCTGCAAAAGCTGCGCACTACGGTAGAGGTGGAACAGGACGGCGTTTCCATCTGGCAGGGCCGTCCCATGAGCCATGAACAGGATTTTTTGATGCGTCAGAAAATCTACTGCGAAGGGGAGCTTGCATATCTGAATGATAGCGGCATTGCGCCGTACGCTGCAAAAAATGTGAGCTTTTCGCAATTTTTGGAATGGATCTGCGATAACCATAACGGAATGGTAGATGCATACAAAGCTTTTACTCCTGGCAATGTGCAAATGGACATTCCCATGATCGTGCCCTATATCGACGGCATCAAAGTCGTGCAGGTGGGTTACAGCTACGATTCTAATGATGGAGATTACATTTACCATTGGGGAATTGTAGACCCCGTGGATGGAAAGACGAATATTTTCTATGAGGAAACAGAGATCAACAAAGCTTCCTGCCTGAGCTGGGAAATCGATGAAGAGCACATTGCGGAAGGTCGCATTATTTCACGGATTGGAAGCAACAATTTCCGCGTGCGTCTGTTTGCAGCCTATGTAAAGGGCAAAACGTACGCTGCAAAGGTCGAAGTGAAAAAAGCCGAAATCGTCTGCGGTACTTGCAACAAGAATTTTGGCACGTACTCCATTTACAACGTTGAGCAGGCATCTGAATCCAAGACCTTTAAGATCACCGAGCAAAACGGGAAATACATCCTTGCTATCAACGGCAAGACTGATTCTCGCTTTTTGTTTGATGTGAAGGAACCTACATACAGCTTTGGCGATGGAAAAAACTATGGCGTTACATGGGACATCTTGCAGAGTGAGCTGGTGGAAAAGTACGGCGGATATCTGGTGCTGCGCCATGCAGAAGATCCTGACGGAAAACCGCGCCGGTATCTGGACTATCTGCAGGCGATCACCGATAAAAACAGCCAGACGGTGGCTTTTGGAACAAACCTGCTGGATTTGACCAACAACGTCAAAGCAGAGGATATCTACACGCGGGTGATCGCGGTAGGTGCCAAAAAGATAACATGGCTTGTTTTTTCATGGGGAGAAACCATTACAGAAACCGCAAACGATCTGGCTGCACAAAAGCTTTTTGGCATCATCACAAAAGTGATCTTTATTGAAGGCATCGAAAGCACGCCGCAGTCTTTGCTGGATGCGGCAGAGGAAGAACTTGCCAAAAATCTGCGCTATCTGAACGGCATGACAGTCAAAGCGGTCGATTTGAAAGACGCTGATATTGATGTCAGCCGTATTGCAATTGGAAAGCAAACGCACATTTTCTCTGCACCGCATGGTGTAGATACCTGGCTGCTGTGTTCCAAGCTTGTTGAGCCGTTGGATTCGCCGGATAAAAAGGAGTTTACATTTGGCACTGAGTTTTCCAGCATCAGCGACCTGCAGGCTTTGAGTGCACGCAAAGCGTCCGATGCTTACGATTTGAGTCGATCGCTCAAAGGGTACATGTCAGGCTAATAAGACAGGAGGTGTTTTATGGATAAAACTTTTGATGAAGCCATTGCGGGAATCCGTAAGGCTGAGCGCGGCGTGGAAGTCCGTGAGGACATCGCACAGGGCATGGAGTACGTCAAGCAGTATGCCGAGGAAGTGACAGGCCAGCAGCAGGCTGCTTTGCAAGCCGCTCAGACCGCCACCGGAGCAGCCAGCACCGCGACGAAAAAGGCCGCAGCAGCTGCAGAGAGCGAAAGCGTGGCCCAGACTGCCGCCGCCAGCGCAACCAAAAACGCACAGTCAACATCTGCAGACGCAAAGAAAGCGGAAAACTTTGCCGCTTCTGCCAAAGCTGAAGCGGACAGGGCTGCGGCCATTGTGAGCACCGATGAGACGCTGAGCGTCAAGGGAGCCCCGGCTGACGGAAAGGCTGTTGGCGATGCGCTGAAAGGCATCAAGCTCCCTATTGCCACCGCCACCACGCTGGGCGGCGTGAAGGTGGGCAGCGGTCTGACGGTCGATGCGGACGGAACACTTTCTGCGGACAGCGCTTTGGCTGCCTACCCCGTGGACAGTATTTTTCAAACAGTTAGTACGACCAGCCCCGCCGCACTGTTTGGAGGTACATGGCAGGAGATCGCGCAGAACCGGGTGCTGATGGGTGCGTCCTACGCCCACGCAGCGGGCACCACCGTGGAAGCCGGTCTGCCCAACATCACAGGCCGTGCTGGCCCAGATGAGCAAGCTGGTTTTTATAACGTCAATAGACCAAATGCATACGGTGCATTTTATGGAGGTGGAAAATCCTACGACTGGGCTGCTTCAGGCACTAGCACCCCCGGCAAAGACCTTTGTTTCGACGCTTCCCGCTCGAACCCGATCTACGGCCGCAGCGCCACCGTGCAACCTGCCGCCTACTATGTGCACATCTGGCGGCGCGTGGCATGAGAAAGGAGGTTTTGAACCATGAAGATCATTGACGAGACCGGCGCGGTCGTGGAAAACCCCGACCTGACCCTTGGGTATCTGGTGGACGACACTGAAGAAGTCACCCACCCCGCCGTAGAGGGCGTGGAGGAGCAGTGGCACTGGGAGACCGTGACCGAGTATCCGAACGGTGGCAAGGACGTGCAGAAGATCGTTGACCGCCCCGGAGTACAGGCACAGGAGGAATGGGTGGAACAGGTGCCAATCCAGAAGTACATCCGCTACACCGCCGAAGAGCTGGCTGCGCAGGAAGAGGCGCGCAAAAAGCAGGAAGCCCGGGAGAAGCTACCGGAAACGGTGGCGGCGCTGCAGGAAGAAAACAAGACACTGAAAAAAGAAAGCAAGATGCTCAAGCAATGCTTGCTTGAAATGAGCGAGATTGTTTATGCATAAAATTACGCAAAAATTAGAAAGGATGGTATTTATGATGGCAATGTTGTGGGCACAGGAGATTATGTCTGCTGAGACTATGGAGGATGCAAAGGCGCTGTATGAGCGCTGCCCCCGCCTGCTGAAGGAGAAGGTCAAGGCAATTCTTATCAAGAGCGGCTTTGAGGAAATTACGCAGTAAGGAGGACGCTATGGCTGAAATCATGGATGTATCCCGGCATCAGGGCACGATCAACTGGGAGAAGGTCAAGGCAAGCGGGAAAGTGGACGGTGTAATGATTCGCGCCATGGGCAACAGCGCAGCGGGCAGGCCCAGTGCGCCCTACACTGACCCGCATTTTGCCCGCAATTACAGCGAGTGCAAGCGGCTGGGCATCCCCTGCGGCGTGTATGGCTATTTCAAGGCGGTCAACCGGGAGCAGGCCGACAAGGAGCTGGCCTACTTCAAGAAGCTGCTCACCGGCCGGAGCTTTGAGCTGCCGGTGGCGGTGGACATCGAGGACGAGGTGCAGAAGCCGCTAGGCAAGGCCGCGCTGACCGACCTGACAGCTTACATGCTGAGCACGGTGGAAAGCTGGGGCGTGTACGCCATGCTGTACACCGGCCTGTGGTTCGGCAACACCTTCCTGTACATGGGCGGTGCAGAGCTGAAACCATACGACGTGTGGCTGGCTGCCTACCGCACGAAGAAGCCTGCTCCCAGCTGGCCCTTTGGCATGTGGCAGTACACCAGCACGGCGCGTGTACCCGGTGTGGCCACTAACGTGGACATGTCCCACGCATACAAGGATTATGCGGGTATCATCAGCAAGAAGGGCCTGACCCGTCTCCGGGAGGGTAAATGACCGAAAAAGAAGCTTTACTGTGGGTGCTGGGCATCCTTGGCAGCCTGTGTGCTGCGGCCATCACGATCGACAAGGTGCTGGACATCATCCACAAGTACATCAAAAAGGCACAGGCCCCCGACGATGCGCAGAACAAGCGAATGGATACGCTCGAAAAAAGACTTGGCGTGCTGGAACAGGGACAGCTTCAGCACGCACAGGCCCTTGCAAGAGACCTGCGCCGCTTTGACAGCCTCGATGAAGAAATGCGTCTCGTACTCGTTGGCGTACAAAATCTTTTGGATTCGCAGCTGTCCGGAAACAACCGCGAAGGTATGCAAAAAAGCAAATCCGATATTAACAACTACCTACTGAAAGGAGTAACAAATCATGGAAGCAATGTTTAACTTTATCCCCGCACCCATCGCACTGGTACTGATGTTCATCGGCTTTGCCGCGCTGGCCGTTGGTGCCATCCGGCTGGGCTACAAACAGTACGTCAAGCAGTGGGCACTGGAGCTCGTGACCATCGCTGAGGACAGCATCATGGGCAGCGGTCAGGGCGCAAAGAAAAAGGCGCAGGTCTTTGCCGCGCTGCGGGGCGCACTGCCGGACTGGCTGAAGCCTTTTATCACCGATGAAGTACTGGACAGCGTAATCGAAAAGGCCGTCAGCATGATGAAAAAGGCACTTGCAGAAAAGAAGCCTACCATCAACAAGGAGTAATTTATGATCGAGCAAAGCGTATCTCTCGCATCCAATGGCGTTGTCAAAGTGCCCGGCTATGAGCAGATGGTGCGCTTTGGCTACACCAAGAACCGAGGCGTGTACCGCCTGCACGTCGATGCAACCGGCGAGTGGGCCGGGCTGGCTATCCGGGCATTTTGGCACATCCCCGGTGGCGCTGATCCTCCCGCCTCGCTGGTGGTGGACGGCTATGTGGACGTGCCTGCCAGCGTGACCGCACAGCCCGGGAGCGGGTGCGTCACCTTTGAGGGCAGCGACGGCACCAAGACCGTCACCAGCGCAGACCTGCGGTATCGTGTCAGCGCCAACAGCGGCACAGAGGATGGCACAGAGCCGGAACCGGGCACCCCTGCATGGCAGCAGCTGGTGGATGCCGTGCGCACCGATGCCAGAGAAGCGGCCACCAGTGCTGGCAATGCAGACCAGAGTGCTCAGAAAGCCGCTGACAGCCTGCAGGAGCTGAAGGACGGCATTGCAAACGGTGATTTCAAAGGCGAGAAGGGCGACCCCGGCCCTGCCGTAGCACTGGACACCACCCTCACCCACGAGGGCGAAGCCGCTGACGCAAAAGCCACAGGTGACGCTATCAGCGCGGTAAAGGCGCGGCAGAACATCCTTGTGGGCACTGAGACAGGCAACCCCATCTCCGTTGACGACGCTTTCTCTGCGCCCCTGTGCGGTCTGACCGTGTACGGTAAGAGCACGCAGGACGGCACACCCACGCCGGATGCACCTGTGCCTATTGTGAGTGCAGGTGACGGCGGGACGATTGCGGTGAAGGTGACTGGGAAAAATCGGATGCCGCCCAACCTGAAAACGAATGACGTTATCGAGTGCTTTATCAAGAAAAACACGCTGATAACTTTAGTATTCAAAGGCGATTTAGTTTCGAAAGGCGGAAACATCTTATTCTTTAGCGAAAACAATGAACAGCAGTGGTTTGGTATTAATATTGGTAATGCTGAACAACATATAACGCTTAGAATAAACGCAACAAAGTTTAAGTATTTGTTAAAAGATACTATCAGTGAAAATGTGTGCCTGACATGGAACGCATCATCTCCCGATTATGAGCCTTACCGTGAACAGCTCCTCACCCTGCCCACTCCCAACGGCTTGCCCGGCATCCCTGTCACCTCTGGCGGCAACTACACTGACCAAAGCAGCCAGCAGTGGGTGTGCGACGAGGTGGACTTGGAGAAAGGGATGAAGGTGCAGAGGATTGATAAAGCGGCTTTTGACCGCACAAAAACGTTGGCTGAGCAAAATGCAATTCTCGCCACCCCCATCGAAACCCCGCTCACCCCTGACGAAATCGCCGCCTACAAAGCCCTCACAGCGTACGGCCCTGACACGGTGGTGCAGGCGGGTGACGGTGCGGGGGTCAAGCTGGAGTACCAGAGGGATGTAAACATCGCCATCAAACGCATTGAGGACGCAGTAGCGTCCATGACCTAAGGAGGACACATGGCTATCAAAAGTAAAGCACGGCATGACCTGACCCTGCGCTCCATCAAACGGGAGATTTCCGCAGGGCGCGACGTGGCATACTGGCTGGACAAGGCGTACACCCATCTGGACAGTGGCCTGCTGACGGAGGGCGACATCGCAGAGGTGGAAGCCCTTGCGCAGGCGTACTACGATGCGCTGGATGCTGAGGACAAGGCGAACGCTGAGGAAATCACGCAGTAAGGAGACAAAAAATGTTTCATTACCACTACATCAAAGTCATTGCTGATTCCGAAAACATGAGTACGAAAGAAATCACTTCTGTTCTGCAAAAATACTTTGCAAAACAGAACGATGGTTTTTACCTCGAAATCGACTTGGATGACCATGCCGCTGATTTCGATGGCAGCGGAAAATGGCTCAAGCGGTTGGAAGGAAATATTTTGTGGCTAAATGGCGAATACGTTGCGCTCAGCGGTGTGCAACAAAACAACCCGGACGATAGCTTTATCGTCAAAATTTCCGTAATTCGTTATATCATTGTTCACAATAAGGAGTGATATCATGGCAAGCACTACATACGAGCAAACGCCTCGCTATTATTATGATCAGCGTGCGTACCCGATTTTGTGGCCCGCAGTGTGTGACCATTTTGCCGCCGTTGGCAAAATGGGGCATTACCGTGCTGTGACCGCTCGAGTGCGCAACGCTGGACAGCTGCCGCTTCCTTTCTGGCTCGGTGCTGCCTGTGGCGGCGGCTCGCGTAGTCTTTCCGCCAGCGTTGCAAGGGCTTAATGCAGAACAGATAAAAGCTGTGATAAAACGTGCGCCGCTTGGGAGGTATGACCGGAAAATCGCCCGGTTGCGGTACGTTGACCAGCTATGCCAAGTTGATATTGCAGCGCGTGTGCCGTATTGTCGGACGTCAATCGGCAATAGGCTGAAAATCATTGATAAAATGTTGGATGTGTGATATAATATAACACGTGCTAAGTGCCTTTAGAATTATATCTTACTTAGAGGTTTAGTTCTATATGGCTCAGTCTACAGCGTAATCTTGATGGGTTCCAGCCATCACGGTTACGCTGTTTTCTTTTTGCACGGATTATAGTATAATAATCTTAATTGGGCGCGATTTCTCACGAAACGCATTGAGGCGGCAGGTTTTCAGGTCTGCCGCTTTTCTTTTTGCACGGATTGTGGTATAATTATCTCAACAAATCCACCCGGCCTCTCGAAGAAGCGCATTAGGGTGGATATCTGAACCCACTAAGCCTCTCAACGATGCGTATCATGGTGGGTCTTTTAAGATGATACAGTCTCCCGCCCGCTTACTTACAGTGCGTACCATGCGGGAGACGCCTTTAGACTTGAAAGGCTACGGCCTTTGTAGAGAGCGGCATTGCCTGTGGGCGGTTCCGCTCTTGATTTTAGATTTTGCCGTTTTGGCGGCATAAAAGATCCCCTGCTTTGCCGAAGCCCTGCGTGCCACGCGGGGTACGTTGTAGGTAAAGCGGGGGATTTTTGTTTTACAGAAGCTTGTAATGCTCAGCCAACAGGAACCTGACGTATGTGGGGCACGCGCGCTTTTCACCGCACCAGTCCTGCACAGTGCGCCGCGGGACGCCCGCCTGCTTTGCAAAAGCAGTCTGCGACAGACCAGTGCGGGCTACCAGCTCACGCATTGGAAGATGAGCTAAATCCCAGATGGTGGACAGCCTTGCCTTTTCGGCATCCAAGTCGATGCAGCCGGAAGCGTCATCCGGGACGCTAAGAGTGATGTTGTTGAGGAACGCTACCCTGGACGCTTCCGGGTCAGCAGCCATAATAAAGAGCTCAGCAGTAGTATGCATAGTCTTCTCCTTCTTAAATCTCCCCGGTCGATGTTCGCACATCGGCTGGGGACTTTTCTTTACTCCATATCTTCCAGAGCTTCAAGATACTTCGGGTAAAGATCTTCCACGACGGCCCGTCTCTCAACGTCGTCCAGATTGCCGTTCATGAGTGCCTCGCCCTCTTCATCGGTGAGTTCGATGCTGGTAGTGACCATCAGGTCGCGAGCGTCCAGATGAGAGGTCTTGACGTCGCCATCATCGGTGAGGTGCGCGTAGATCATCCAAACGCCGTTGTCGTACTCGATTTCTGTGCCGGTGGCCATAACCTTGGTTGCAAACTCGTCAGCAGTGAGCTTTTTCATAATTGTTACCTCCATGTCTCCATGCGTTTGTGTGGTGCCTTTCACTGTCTTTATTATACACGCATTGCGTGTAATTGTCAAGACTTTTTTGAAAATTTTATACGCGTTGCGTGCAAATACTTGAGCGCCCATACAGCCCTGTTCCGTGTGGGCGCTTTTCTTTTTGTTTAAAATAAGCAAGTTTTAAGCAAGGTTTAACCAAGAACTTTTGTCCTTCGTTGTACCTTCGTTGTCTCTCCCAGCGGCTTAAAAAAGTACACTGGGCGCAAAGGGAGGGGACGCCATGTGGCACAGGTTTAACCCAAACCCGCGCGGGAGCAGCGTTGGGGACTGCGCAGTGCGGGCGGTAGCTGCGGCCACCGGCCGGAGCTGGGAGCAGACGTATATTGCGCTGGCGCTCACCGGCTATGCCCTCGGCGATATGCCCAGCGCCAACCGCACATGGGGCGCATACCTCCAAAAGCAGGGTTACAAGCGCCGTTTGGTGGAAGCAGACTGCACTACCTGTTACACCGTGGCAGATTTTGCCCGGGAGTACCCGCGTGGCGTGTACGTACTGGGCTGCTCCGGGCACGTTCTGGCCGTGATCGACGGCGAGTGGTGGGACAGCTGGGACAGCGGCGCGGAATGCCCGATCTACTACTGGTACAAGGAGGAATAAACGATGCCTTATAATCCGTATGCGTATCAGATGCCAACATACTACGGCCAGCCAATGCCAGACAACCTCACTCAACTCAGGCAGGGAGTGGGCTATCAGTCTCCCATGATGCAGCAGCCGACAGCACAGACAGCACAGGCTACGCCCTCCATCATCTGGGTACAGGGAGAAGAGGGCGCAAAAGCCTATATGGTCGCCGCAGGCAACAGCGTACTGCTGATGGACAGCGAAAACAGCGCTTTTTACATCAAGAGCACCGACGCCAGCGGGATGCCGCTGCCTCTCCGCGTCTTTGACTACAAGGAACGCACCACGGCGACAAAAATGCCCCCTCAGACGGCGCAGCAGCCCGGCGGGGAGTTTGTCACCCGAGCAGAGTTTGACGCTCTGGCAGCCCGCTGTGCGGCGCTCGAGAAGCAAGAGCCGGCAAAACCTGAAACGGAGGTCAAATAAGTATGGCAAACCCTCTTTTTAACGCACTGGGCGGCGGTATGCCCGCCATGCCAAACCCTATGGGTCAGTTCGGGCAGATGATGCAGCAGTTCCAGCAGTTCCGTGCAAACTTTCAAGGCGACCCGAAAACAGAGGTGCAAAAGCTGCTGCAATCCGGCAAAATGTCACAAAACCAGCTGAACCAGCTGCAGGCGATGGCGCAGCAGTTTCAGCAGTTCCTCCATTAAGTCGTAACCGTGGCCACGGTTCAAGCATAAAAATCATTCAAAACACACGAAAGGAGTACAAAAATGTCTCTTTCTTCCGATTCTGCGGTTCTGACCATGCCTGTTCAGCCCGCAAACACCAACGGCGGCAACGGCTTTGGCTTTGGCAATGATGGCGCATGGTGGATCATCATCCTGTTCCTGTTCGCCTTCTGCGGCGGCTGGGGCGGCAACTGGGGCGGCAATGGCAACACCGGTGCCGGTGTCGTTGACGGCTACGTCCTGACCTCCGATTTTGCCAACATCGAGCGCAAGATGGATGGTATCAACAACGGCATGTGTGATGGCTTCTACCAGCAGGCGCAGCTTGTCAACGGCGTGCAGCAGACCGTAAACAACGGCTTTATGTCCGCAGAGATCAGCCGTGCAAACCAGCAGGCGGCGTTCATGCAGCAGCTGTTTGCCATGCAGATGCAGCAGCAGGAGTGCTGCTGCGAGAACCGCTCTGCCATTCAGGGTGTCAACTACAATTTGGCCACCCAGTCCTGCGAGACCCGCAACACGGTGCAGAACACCACCCGGGACATCATCGACAACCAGAACCAGAACGCCCGCGCCATCCTTGACGCCCTGACCGCACAGCGCATCGAGGCAAAGGACGCAAAGATCGCTGAGCAGGGTCAGCAGCTGTTCGCAGCACAGCTTGCGGCATCTCAGGCAGCCCAGAACGAAACGCTCAAGGCCTACATGAGCGGTCAGCTGGCCTACTACAATCCGCGCCCCGTGCCCGCATTCCAGGTTCCTGCACCTTACCAGTACGGTAACTGCGGCAACGGTTGCGGCTGCGGCAGCTGCGCATAACCGAATCACGGCAACTTTTTCCAAAGTGGAAAATGTTCAGCCCCTGAGCTGATTTTGCAAACCAGAGCGCCGGGGCAGTAGTCCCGGCGTTTTTTCTATGAAAGGAGCCGATAAAATGGCTGAATTTAGCAACTCCAACATCGTCAGCGTGGCGGCGGGTGAAAACCTTCCCCTGACCGAGACCGCAGTAAAGGCCCCTGCTTGTATCGTGCACCGTGAGGGAAGCGGCCTTGTGACCCTGCGGGGCCCGACAAGCGGACAGTGCCGGGCCCGTTTCAAAGTAAGCTTTGGCGGCAATATCGCCATTCCCACCGGCGGCACTGTGGGGCCCGTTTCCGTGGCGCTGGCTGTCGGCGGTGAGTCGCTGACCAGTGCGACTGCCATTGTCACCCCGTCGGCAGTCGAAAATTACTTCAACGTTTTCGTGGCCGCGTTCATCGAGGTGCCGCGTGGCTGCTGCTTGACCGTGGCGGTTAAAAACACCAGCACGCAGGCGGTCAGCATTGCAAACAGCAACCTGATCGTTGAGCGGGTAGCATAAGAAAGGAGATAAAGTCATGCTGGATAAACTGAATCATCTGAAGGATGAGATGTGCGACGAGCTCATGGAGCTGACCGACAAAAAGAACCGCTCTCCGGGCGATGTTGAAATGATCGGTGAGATCGTGGACATCATTCTGGACATCCACCGCATCGAGGACTACTGCGAGGGCGGCGATTACAGCCGTGCGGGTGAGTGGGAAGCTGACATGCGCGGGACTTTTGGCCACGATGCCGGGAACGGTTACAACCGGGGCAACAGCTACGCCAACCGTGGCCGTCACTATGTGCGCGGGCACTACTCCCGCACGGATGGCCGTGAGCGCATGATCTCTGACATCGAGGACATGATGCAGGAAGCCACCGGCGCAGAGCGCGATGCCTACAAGCGGGCAGCTGACATCTTACGCAACGCATAAGAAAGGGGGCGGCAGGCATGGACATTGACGAGATCAACACCCATATTCACAAGCTGAAATGCGGTTCGACGGACTGGCAGAGCGTGGAAAAGCTTGCCGCCCTCTGCACTGTGCGGGACGAGCTGGAAGAAAAGCAGGCACCTGAAACGCAGACCCAGTCATTGCCGCCCACGGATTACCGGGCGGCGTACTCCACAGCAGCGGAACCGCAAAGCGACTTTGTGGCGGCTGCCAGCTCTGTTCCTTTCGGAGGTCTGATGCAGGTGCTTGACGAGCACATGAAGGCAATAAAGCTGGTTTACCCGAAAGAGTATGAGCTCGTAATGCGGAAGATAAGCGACTTGTAAAAAGACATAAAATGTGCTATTTTTACATGAGCTTTAACGTTAGGGCACGGGATGCATAATCTAACGGAAAGCCAACAAATTGATGATTATTCACGTTAAAACGCCAAATAAATTTGATTTGTAATCAGTGGGTTGCGGGTTCAACTCCTGTCACCAGCTCCAAAAATAAACGCACGAACGATGAAAATGAATCGTTCGTGCGTTTTTCTTTTTGCTTGAAATACCTTGAAATCTCCTGAATGAACGTAATAATCTAACAAGCAATCTAACAAATCAGTACTTCATCTTCTGCATTTCCTGCAACAAATAGGCTGGATCGTTGTGGGACACGTACTTGTTGGCCGTGGTGGAGAAATTTTTGTGCCCGAGGATTGCCTGCACCGCGGTCTTTTCCAGACCACACTCCACCATCTTGCTGCTGGCTGTATGGCGCAGCGTGTGTGGATGCACGCCCTCTATATGGCATTCCTGCATCAACGCCCGGAACTTTGTAGCCACGTTGCGCTTATCCAGCTTTGTGCCGGACTTGGATGGGATCAGCCATCCACACCCGCTGTCCAGCATCCAAAAGGCAATAATCTTGTAAATGGGCTCAAGGATAGGGATGATGCGATTCTTGCCTGCTTCTGTCTTTTCGCCGCCCTGCATGTACCGCTCTTTCAGGTGCACATCGTCGCAGCGCATGGAAAGCAGCTCATCGATGCGCATGCCGGTATAAAGCAGCACCATTGCGATTTGAGCCGTCTGCCCAAACTTCGGGTCATTCTGTCGGCTGCTGATCTGCTCGATCTCTTGGGCGGTCAGGGTGCGCTCTGCTTTTCCTGTAGCCGCCGGGAGCTGCAGCAGCATAGCGTAATTTTTGTTTATGATGTCCTGCGCCATTGCCCACTCGCAGATCTGGCTAAAAAGTGTGCGCTGCTTTTCGCAGGAGCTGCGGGAGAGCCCCTTTTCCACCATTGCGTCAATGACCTGTTGATAATCTGCCGCTTTCAAGTCCCGCAATTGTCGGTCGTATAGCGGAGCAGCCTTTGCATAGGCCAGCTCGTACCCCTTTTGCATGTCCGTGCTGAGCTTGTCAAATTTGGGTTGCGCTTTCCATTGCGCATAGGCATCCGCAAAAGTGCACTTCAGACGCGCTGCGGGCGTGTTCTGAGCGTTGTAAGCGTCTAATGCTTTTACAGCTTCGCCTGCCGTTTCAAACGTCCCCAGAACGTCCCTTTTGGCTGTAAGCGCAACATACGGTCTTGCCCGCGCTCCGCTCAGTTTATACACGCTGCCGCTGCCCTTAGGACGGCGGCGCTTTTTTCTTTGCTGCGGGGCGGCTTCCGGCTGCTTCTTCCCGCACCACGGACAAAAAGAAGCACCATCCGGGATTTCCTTCCGGCAGCATGGTCTCACGCATTTCATGGCTTACTCCTTTTTCTGCCCGATATATCCGAATGCGCCATTTTCAGCAGCGGCCCTTCCGGCCTTGTAGTTGATCTTCAGGTCGTCAATGGGAGGGTGCGGAGCGTCCGGGCATGGGTCTAATCCCATGCTCTGGGCAAAGTTGTATTGGTCGATGATTGTTCCGCATATGCTGACCCGGTTATTGAGCGGGCAGTGCAAATTTGCAGCTATCTCCGATATGACAGCAGGCGGGCTGCTGCCGTGACTGCCTTTCAGTATGAAGAGAAGCAGCCTTTTTGTCAGCGGCGGCAGTTTTACCACGATACGGCGCAACTCCGCGTTTAGCTCATCGTCCGCCTTGCCGTCATCCGGCACTTTGTACAGATCCGGGTGGGTCATCTCCATGAACACCGTGATGGGCGACACCCCACACGCCGTGCACCAGTCCATGATCTCGTCACTGTCCGGGCTGGTGCATCCTTTTTCCCAGCTCTGCACGGTGCGCTCTCCTTTTTCGATACGCCTTGCGATCTCCGCTTGGCTCAGGCCAGCAGACACCCGCGTTTTTGCAAGTGCCTTTCCGATTTGGCTCGCTGTAAAATAACTCATACTTTCACCCCCATAAAACCAGTGTGTTTTTAACAAAAAATGGCGCAGACTTTTTCTGCGCCATTCGACAAATTTTATCCGTATTTTGTTTTCCAACGGCGCATGGTAAAATCTGGATTATAAATCGTAGATGTGCACAAAAGAAAGGAGAAAACAAAATGGATTTTGAGCAAAGAAACGTCAGAGAAGCTGAAATGACCATCATCGATGGAATGCCCGCCAGCATCCTGACCGGCACCGACCACACCCCTGCACCCTGGGAGGAATGAGTTATGAAAAAGCTGTCACACTTTCGCACCCATGCCCGTGCCCTGCTGGCCTGTTATTTGGATATGACCCCGGAGCAGCAGCGCCTTGCTCGCGCTTACATTCAAGATAAGGCCCTGCCGGAGGTGCAAGCTCTGCGTAACGCAGCCGGTACGCCCGGCGGGGCACTGGCTGCTGATCTGTTGCAAAATTTGCAGCAGCCTTGCAACCACGAATAGCAACGTGCATTTTTTGCACATTGTTCGTGCATGTCACGCGTATCTTGCAAATGCGCATTTTTCTGTGGATTTTTCCACCGAAAACAGTACACGAATGGGGATTGACGGCCACAACCGGCGGTTTTATAATATGGTTGTGAACAGGTTTACAGGCCAAGCAACTGAGATTTCTTTGCGTTGTACTCCGCTTCCGTGATGGCTCCCATATCCAGTAGCTGCTTAAACTTCAAAAGTTCATCGGCGGAGCTGGGGGCAGCCGGAGCGGTGCCCCGCGGCTGTTCTGGAGAGCCTTTGCAACTCTTGAGAAACGCAGTCATTCCGCCGGGATAAACCGTTGTCGGCAAGTTGCTTTCGCCTAGTGGAAGCGCAAAGTGGATAGACACGCTCTCTTTACTGCGACCCTTGCGGGTCTCTGTTTTAGCGGTGGCAGCGCCCACGATCGCACCCACAGGCCCGGCAACGGCTGCACCGATCACGGAACGGCCAATGCCGCCCTTTGTCTCTGTCACCGTCAGATCGTCAGGCGCGTCAGATTCATAACCGGCGACTTCATCAAAGCTGTAGATCATGCGAGGGCCTTTATCACCGCCGCGGTGCCCAAAGCAAAAAAGCCGGTTGATTTTGTCGATGGACACAAAGAGCGCGTCACCATCATAGATGGAATCGGTTTCTTTGAACACCTTCCGACGCTGTTCCAGTGTAGCCCAGTAGTCCGCAAGGGCAACTGTTGGTTGCTTTGCTGCCCGGATGCCCAATTTTGAAAAGAAAAAGTTGCTGCACCCGGCACAGATCGGGCCGTCCGCGCTCTTCTCGCGGTTCAGCAGACCCAACTTGCCGCCGCAGACAGGACAGGCATTTGCCATAATAAGCACCTCACACATACAAAAATAGGCAGCTAACCAGCTGCCGAAAAACTAAATTATCAAGGAAAATGCCAAAGGGGGAAAACAAAGTGCAAGAAACTAGCACAAAGTTTGCAAAATGTGGTACAATGGAAGAAAAAGAATCGCACGACAAGCTTGTGCATCTTGCCATCAGTGAGATTCTTTCGTTATCCGAAAACCAGCTTCAAGAAGTCATTCGGAGGTATTATGCTGAGTTGTAGACTTACGATTTGGAAAAAAGACAAGAACGGAAAATGGTATTGCCCCAAGAACCAACATAGAATCTGGCGATTTTTCCGCGAGGACCTTTTCGGGTGGATTGACTGGTTTTTACCCGAAAAGAAGAGGTAATACATAATCCGAGATCAGATTCACCAGAACCGGAATCAAAATCAAGGTGACGATACCGCCGACCACTTTCGTCGGGAGCGAGAACCTGTTCGCTTTTTTATCTCGCAAATACTGCCTGCCGTTTTCCGTGATCCAAACCGCAGATTTGCGATAGCTCACCGATGCGGAATCTGCAAAGCCAAGTTCTTCAAGCGCCGTAGCGTCTTGAAACAGTTCTTTTGTCCGTTCAACGCCACCGGGATATTCCCGATCGAGGGCTTTCAACAGTTCAAGTTCTTTTCTATTAAGATGTACGTTCACTCTGGAAGCTCCTTTTTAACTGCCTGAGCAATCCGAACAATTTTCATAATGTTTTCGTCGTCCATGTCCTTCAGCGCTTCCAGCAGCGCCCGGCGGGCTGGTGACAATTTTTCAAGCTCAATGCCATCTAAGGTATTGGGCTTTTCTTTTTGCTCCTCGCCGGTCAACTCCTCAACCGTGACGCCTAGCGCATTGGCTACTGGCACTAGCATTTCATCCGGGAAGTCACGTCCGCTTACTATCATTTGCGAAATATAGCCGCGACTCTTTCCAATCTCTCGGCATACAAAAGAAACGTTGATCCCTTTTTCGGTAGCGATTTTTTTAGCTCTCTCCACATTTCGCATAGAAAAGACCTCGCTATTCTGTGAAAATAGCCAAATGTTCACTAAATTGCAGATTGGCTATTGCAAAATAGCCACTTGGCTAGTATAATACTAAGTACAGGGCAAACAAAACCAAAGCCCCTGACAATATTATATCGGGCAGACGCTAGATTTTATTCACTTTGTACCTCGCAACTACATAGTAGCATATTTTCTAGTGATTTTCAAGCCCGGAAAGGAGAATTGCTAGTGAATGTATCAAAAATTGACCAGTTTTGTAAGTTGCACGGGCTGAGCCGCACCGATCTGGAGGCGGCGGCAGGCCTGAGCAACGGCGCAATCGGAAAGTGGGAGCGCTCGATTTACGGGCCCAGCCTTTCACAGCTGCTCAAGCTCGCAAAGTATTTCAAGGTCACACTGAACGAGCTTGTGGTCTACGATGAGGAAGGAAAAGGAAAGGAGAATACAAGTGCCTGATTTTGAAACATTTTTGCTTGCGCTTGCATCGATTTCGCTCATTGTCGTTGCTTTTGGCTTTTCGTGGGCCGTCATTTCCGGCCTTTGGTGGCTTATCTGCATGCTCATCGGTTGGCAGTTTTCTTTCGGCGTATCAACGGCGATCTGGATTGTGGCGATGCTTCTGAAATGGGTGACAAGCCATGATTAATCCCGAACCGTGGACTGGCCGTCTGATTGGCCGGATGCACAACAACCAGATTACAGTAGACGACGTAGCAAAGCATCTTGGATTTTCGAGAAGCTACTGTTCACTGATTTTGAACAGCAAGCGCAACCCTCCCGGCATTCGGGAAAAGATGGAAGCTGCCGTCAGCGAGATCATCAAGGAAAAGGAGGACAAAACGGCATGAGCGAATTAAACAATCTCATCCCCATTAGCTACGACAACCCGGAGCGCCCCACGGTGAGCGGCCGGGAGCTGCACGACTTCTTAGAAGTCACGACCCGGTACAACGATTGGTTTAACCGTATGACCGAGTATGGTTTCACTGAGGGCGAGGACTATTACTCATTTTTGAGTAATAGGTCTGACGGTCTGGCAGGCAAACCCCGCACCGATCACCAGCTCACCATCCAGATGGCGAAGGAACTGTGCATGATCCAGCGCAACGAGCGTGGCAAGCAGGCACGGCAATATTTCTTGGCCGTGGAGGCACAGTGGAACAGCCCGGAAGCGGTAATGCGCCGTGCGGTGCTTATCGCCCAGAGGCAGAACGACCAGCTCAAGGCCGCCAACCGCCAGCTTCTGGCAGAGAACAACGACCTGAAGCCGGATGCAGAGTATGCCCGGGCGGTGTGCGTGGGCAAGAACTGCCGCACCACTACCACCCTTGCCAAGGATTACGGCCTGAGCGCCGAGAAACTCAACAGCATCCTTCACGGCCTGAAAATCCAGTACAAGACCAGCGACGGCCAGTGGGTGCTATACGCCAAGTATTGCGGCAAGGGTTACACCAAAAACCGCAAATCCACGCCGTTCCAGCACAAGAGCACCGGCGAGTGGGACACCAAGAACACCACCGTTTGGACGGAAGCGGGCCAGCGGTTCATTTATGATCAGCTCAAGGCCGTAGGAATGCTGCCCAGCGTGGAGCGCAGGCAGAGCGTGGAGCAGATGGAGCTTGCCGCCCGGCAGCACAACCAGGACGGCGTGGCGTAAGCAATATATTTTGGAGGTTACTATTATGAAAAAACTGCATGTGAAAGCTACGTTTATTGAGCCGGTGCTGGGTACATGGCCCGCAAATCCCAATGTGGCCCGCGAGTTTATCGCCAGCAAGTCGCCGGATGCTGCAACCATCGAGGATGAAGTGGCGGCTCTTGGCCCTGATGCGGTAGCTGATAAGGGCATGACCGTTTTCCCGCGTGACCCGGACGGAAATCCGATCTTTTACGATTACCAGATCAAAGGCATGTTTAAGGATGCTTGCGGCATGCTTTCCCGCATCGGCGGCAAGACCGAAACCGGCAAGAAGAAGGCCGTGAACGAAAGCGGCAAGCTGACCGCTTACAAGAAGGTCATTGACGGCCTGATCTTCGTTCAGCCCCGCATGATTCTCATTCATGTGAACGGCGAGATTACCGACTGCCAGCGTCCGCTGCGCGCCCAGACCGCACAGGGTGAGCGCGTGAGCCTTGCCAACAGCGAGGAAATCCCGGCGGGCAGCACCTGCGAGTTTGACGTAATTCTCTTTGACGACAGCCACGAAAAGGCCGTGCGCGAGTGGCTGGATTATGGCCAGCTCCGCGGCATCGGCCAGTGGCGCAACAGCGGAAAGGGCCGCTTTACTTACATTGCCTATGAGGTGAAAGCCTGAGAGCGAGGGCATCGCATCGCTGGCTCCTGCGTTGCCAGGGCAGGGCTGAGTTCGATTGGCCGTGCGATGGCTTTGCGCAGCGCAGCAGTGATTTGCATTGCAACGGCATTGCCGCGATTTGAGAAGATGCGCAAAGGCAAAGCATGGCAAAGCGAAGCAATGGCATAGCATCGGGACGCGAGGAGAGGCGCGGCGAAGGCATGGCACGACAACGCTTTGCGAAGGCTATGAGGTGAACTGCTGTGCAGTGGCACTGAGAAGCACAGACAGGCAAGGCAAAGGCATAGCTAGCAGAGCAATGCGACGCGAAGGAATGGCAGAGAAAAGCGCTGATGTGATTTGCGAAGGAAAAGCGGTGGACCGTAACGTTTCGCTGCGGCAAGGTTTTGCTTCGGATGCATTGGCATGGAAGAGAGAAGAAATGCCGTGATTTGCGATGGAACGGCTTGGCAAGGACCAGCTTAGTCAAGTAGCGCAATGGCTTTGAGAAGCGATGTTTAGCAAAGGCAGAGAAGAGTGAAGCTAGGAAACGCAGAGAACTGCGACGGCACAGCAAAGAGAAGACATTTTATTAAACATTTTATTAAAAGGAGAAACGAGCATGAAAAAAATTATTGTTGGCGTAGCGTCCGTATTGGCAAGCGCTTTGCTGATGGCCGGATGCAATAAGCAGGTTATTGACCTTACCTATGAATACAGTTGGGCACAGCTGAAAATGCCAGACGGAACGATTGTCGAGGGAAAGTTGAACAGTTGGGACGATTACGAGGGCGACCAGCTGCAAGTGAAGATTGACGGCGTGACCTATCTGGTTCATTCGTCCAATGTTGTGCTGCGACATTGATAGAAAGGAGGACACCGCACATGAGTGAGAAGATCATCGCATATAAGGCCATGGACAAAAACATGATGTGCCGTGGCAAGCAGTACGAGGTGGGCAAGACCTACCATGAGGACGAGGCGAACTGCTGCCACGCTGGTATGCACGCCTGCGAGAACCCGCTGGATGTGCTGCACTACTACCCGTTGAAGGATAGCCCGCGCTTTTTTGAGGTCGAGTGCGGCGGGAACGTGGATAAAAGCAGAGAGGACAGTAAACTAGCCTGCACTGAGCTGACAGTAAAAGGTGAGGTGAATTTTGCAGGGCTGGTAAAAGCTACGGTGAATGCCGTTTTTAATCGGGTGAAGGGCAAATATCCTTTTTCCAGCGGCTATTGCAGCACGGCGGGGTCCAGTGGCCGTTACAGTACGGCGGGTTCCAGCGGCGATTGCAGCACGGCGGGGTCCAGTGGCCGTTACAGTACGGCGGGTTCCAGCGGCGATTGCAGCACGGCGGGGTCCAGTGGCCGTTACAGTACGGCGGGTTCCAGC